CAAGGTGTTTCGGTTCAAATTTGGCAAGAAAATCTTTGAGATGATCATGGATAAAGCCAACCCGACATTCGCTGAAGATGCACCAGTTAACGTGTTCGATCCGTTTGATGGGGCAGACTTCAAAATTCGTATGAGACAGGTCGAGGGTTATCCTAACTATGACACATCCATCTTTACAGAGGTTAAACCTCTAGCCAAGACTGATGAGGGAATTGTAGAGATCGTCAATCAGATGAAGCCATTGAAGGAACTGGTTGCGCCTAGCCAGTTCAAAACATATGACGAACTGAAGAAAAAATATGATGCTGTGATGAATACCTCAGGTGCCGGTATTCTAGCCAAGGCTGAGGAAGTGGTTGAGCGTATGTCTACCGAACCCGTGAAGGCTGAAAAACAACCAAGTAAAGTTGTTGAGGCTAAATCTGTTCCAGCGTGGGAAGACACTCAAGAAGAGGGCGATGACATTGAGGCATACTTTGCCAAGATCGCATCTTAAACTAAACTGATCTATTCAGGGAGCTTCGGCTCCCTTTTTCATGCGTGCAACATTCGATCAAACCTATTGTTTATTGTCGGTTCTTGATTCCTAACTGGAATCTTCATTACAGTTGAATTGTTTGTGATCTGTGATCTATTATCAGAGACATTATTGACAACTGGTGGTATATTTTGTCTGTTCTGATTTTCCAATTCGGCACGTGATCTTTCATTATTCTGCAACTGTTGCGACTGATTGATTCTATTTGTGTTACCCGGTCTATTAGCATCAGCAGGATTCATCCAGTCGTATATTGCTGAACCCAATGTATTATTTTCAACACCAGTTAAACGGCTTACGGTTGGATCAATTACATTCTCATTGAGCCACCCCCCTGCCCTCCACCCAGCATAACCAGCACCTGCTACAGCCGCGGCTGGTAAAACAGCTTTCCCGACCGCTGGTAAAACCCTTAGGAGCCCAGCACCCGCGCTTTTAGCAGCCCCTATCCCGGTTCCAATAGCACCCCTAGCGGCCCCTATCCCGGTTCCAATAGCACCCTTAGCCGCCCCTATCCCTGTTCCAATAGCACCCCTAGCGGCCCCTATCCCTGTTCCAATAGCACCCTTAGCCGTGGCTAGACCGCCCATTATTGCGGCTTTGCCTGCGACTGTGGCACCTTTAGCTGCAGCTACACCACGTCCCAACATTGAACCGGCTGTACTCAATCCGCTGATAATAGTATCAATTATCCCACCCTGCTCTTCTTGTTTAGGTTCATTCTTTGAAACTAGTGTAGGGATATGACCTTTTCTTAAATTGGCCTCATGCAATTCTTCCTCGTTTTTGTGTAGTGTTTCATCAATTGACTTCAACATCTCAAGTTGTTTTTCTGATAGTCCAGCCAATTCTGACACGGCACCCTCAAAAATACTTTTGATCATTTCTGGATCTTGAGATAAGAACATTTCACGTTCTTTTGGAGTTGAATCAGCTAATTCCGTCAGCACACCGGCTTTAAAGCCATCCATTGTTTCTTTATCGACAACTGTAGCCTGTGGTTTTATAATCTGAGCTGAGGCATAATTTTGTAATTCTTTCCTCTTTTCCAGCAACGCTTCTTTGCGAGCTAGGTCGGATTCAGATAATGAACCACCAAAGTCCCTGGCACGGTTTTCCTTAGATTCTAGTGACTCGAGTTCTGGGTTTAGTTTCTTGAGTTCTTCAAATCTCCTAGCACCCTCGGTCATAGCCTCTGTTCTAGACATTCCACGCCCAACTTCAGTCAACTGAGAAAACTCCGTAATATACTTGGCCTTTTCAGCGCGCTCTTCCGATTTTTTAATCTGATTTTCTTCCATCTTATTAAAAATGGAACCAATAAGAGATGATGGGTCTTGCCCGATACCAGCAGCTTTAGCTAGACCAGGGATCGTAAACATTTGACCCAATGAGTCTTTTTTATTTTGAATCCAGCCCTTAACACCACCTTTGGATTCTTCCTTGTCTTTAAACTCCATCGACTCGGTTAATTTTTCAACCGCTTCAATTAAATCTCGATCTAGTGTCAAGGCACGTTCTGATATCACCACGGCAGCTTTTATTGGTGCCGCAGTGCGTGTAGTTAAATCACTAACTTCAGTGATTACCTGATCTAGCATTTCTTCAACAATAACCAAATCCATAGGCATATTATTAGTGGGAACCAATTCTTCCGGTGCCGCAGGACCGATAGTACGATTATATTCTGCTAATCGTTTATTTCTCTTTTTAATTTTACGGGCACTAGTCATTTTGTCTTTCCCTGTTTTTCTGTTCTACATGCCGATTTAATAACTGTACGTATATTTCTCTCTCATATGGCATCATGTTGTCCAATTCAGTCAACGAATATTTGTGGAATTGCATTAGAGCAAAATTGACTTCATAATGATTGAATAGAGTTTCATGAGAGAGAATCATTAAAAAAAATTGTTGATGCCCTTCAATTGACGTTCATGTTTTGTATTACAGACAGGACATGTATATTCGATATCAATATAGGTATGTGGTATATTGTCAATGAAATGCTGAATTTGTTTTTTCTGACTTGGTGTCAATGTTGAAATAAATTCTTCAATCTCATCATCGGTTTCTTCAGATAGACTATATGTCTCATCTTGTGTGTATAGTTTATCCAAGCAGACTTTAAGTAGTGCTAATTCTTTATCCGCAGATTCATTAATCTTAAGAATATCATCAATTGTCGGATATTTTAATTGTGCAGTTAAAGTGTCGTGTAGTTTGATCTTATTACTATGATCCGATTTGGATACTTTAACTTTAGTTAAATCAATACTGACCTGAGCTTTGGCATTTGGGTCATTACATTTATCACAGCTAAAAATCAAATCGGAATGCTCACCGACTGATTTGGCTCTAATTAGTGTCATTAGGTATTCAAGATCAAATGTGGTTAATCTATCTGGTGGATTAGCAAGACAGTTACGAACTACATTGTCCATTGTAGCGATCATTGTCTGGATATCCTCTGACTCTTGGGCAGTCAACAGTGCCTTTTCTTCCCGAACCAGAAATGGTCTATATGTTGTTTTTTTATTGGTACTTGGTATAACAACTGGGTACCGCGGGGTTGAATTCAGTTCAGATAGTTTCATTCTTTGCTCGCTTTCAGTTTTTCCATGATTAGTCTATTAAGTTCTGATGTTGTTCCAACAAATGCTACATTATTCGTCACCGTTGTGTTTGTTGGTTGAGATTCTGTCTCACTAAATAATAGCCGTCTTTTCTTGGTATGGATATCCATTAACTGGGAGTTCATGTCGGACATAGTCTTGAGCATCGTCGATAACACCTCATATGCTCTAGGGGATTCAGACTGTATTGCCACCTCATATGCATGCTCAAGTGCCCTATTACCAACATCGAGCATCTCACGAATGTTGTTCCGTGCTATCTCTGCATCATCTATGACACTTTCATTCCCACTACTGGGGTCTAGCGGTATATTGGGTAATGATATATGTGTTCGGACTGGTTCTACATCAAACACATCAGATATTTTCCTACTCATAATTATTTCTCCGTGGTGGTTCAAATCTACGGCGACTTGACTGTTCCGTGTTCTCCTCTGGCATGTATTCGTGCTCATACACGGATTCATTCTTCAATCTCTGAACCTTTTCTTGACCGCGTGTATATGCACTGACTCCCAATATGGCACCGAATGATAAATGGAACATACCGGCTCCCTGTAGAGTCAGTGGTGTCCAGCCTATAGTTTTATCTACAGCATCGACAAAAAACAAGAACCATGCCCAGCCAATTGGAAAAATAACAAAGTCAAACATGCAAATAACCAAGTACACGATTGCTGTAATTGGTCTCCACCTATTCTGAATCCAATCATTGAAGTTCATGGTGAATTCTCCAGATCAGACTGTAATTGATTTGATGCGTTGGCTAATACTGAACCATTTGTAGAAAATGATCCGCCTATTCTATTCAATGAATCTCTGAATCTTTGTGTTGCAGCCGGGACAGATTCAAGAGCGCGCGCCGTCTGGCTAAATGCCCCAGATGCCCCAGTCATGACCCCACCTAGGCTGGATAGCTGTCCTGGTACACCATTAACACTTGATATCACTGCTATTGAACCAGATATACCATTTAATCTATTAACAGTATGTGAGAATGGTCGACCAATTCCCATTGCATTAAGTGTATTATCAAACTGCCCCAGTGTAGATGCAATACCACCTACCGCACCGCTTATGGCAGAGACGGGTGCTGTAATCGCTGATAACGATCGACCTAGTTGTGTTATACCAGAACCAAGATTATTTGTAAACACACTCAGACCACTCATGTTCGAACCGACGGTTGCTGGCAATGAACTAGAATTGGCTGCAGCAGATGCACTATTGAATAATCTTGGCAATGACCCAGATATACCAAGCCCAGCACTAGTTAGAGGCAGCCCGTGTTCATCTCTCCAATCGAGATTGATCCCACCGCCAGGATTACCCGTGACTATCGATTCTCCTGGTGCCAATGAAAGCTCGGCTGGTATATTACCACCAGCTAGATTGAATATAGTATTTCTACGGTTATTGATATTACCTACATGTATATTTTCCCAATACTTATAGACAATCTGTACAGGTAATCTTAATATATCATGTGAATTATAATCTAATCCAATATCACCTATTGATTTAGGATAGCATTCAAATAGCTTTAATGCATGAGCGGGTTTTCCGGTACGATCTGAGATGTAAATTTCAATATCTTTGGTGTAATCATTATAATAACCCAATTTTCTTGTCTCACGATTGAATACCTGATTTGTCCAATCTTCAAAATATTGTTTGACCTTTAAACTTCGATCAAGAATGAAATTCATTGACAATTCAGAATAGGATATACTATATGGAGTTGATCTTGATTCACCAAAGATCCTAATCTCATTGGTGAAAATGTTTAATCCGGGTAAGTTGGTCGATTCACACATCATCATGACGTCCCGAGTATTAATTTCGCCCCCTGGAGAACCGCCGATGATAACATGGAAATGAGATGCGGTCAGCATCCCATGCTGTTTGACATGGGATATAAATTGATTTAATGATGCGTAACCTGCCATATTAATTACCAGCTTGTATGGCGTGCCGAGTCGCGCCAGACGTGTTCTTTTGTGGCCTTGGCAAACCGTTGTACTGGTAACAGCATCGCTGTATACCAAGATTCCTCTGGGACTGCCAGGTAGGGAGATTTAACATGTTCGAACAGGTACCGTTTAATACAAGCCTGGGCTAGACTTGTTTTTGAAACCCCCTTAATTAATTCCCATGAGTATCTGATCTTAGCAGACTCAGACATCATATTCTGCCCGTGATTCTTAGCCAGAGCTTTAAACAATTCCATTCTAGGTCTATATTCTAAGTAATGTAAGTTCAATCCAATGAATGTAGTTTTATCTCTGTCATAAGGTAATACCAGAGGAAACTGATCATAGTACGGTAATGTCTCTTTATATTTTGGGTCATAATAAAAGAAATACAGTTTACCGGGTAATAGAGTACCAGTTAATTCTGCGCCGCCAGCGCCCATCATTAGTCTATTTGGTGTAACCTTTTTAGTGGATAAATGCCTAATTTGCTCATCGAACCATGTCCGTGATCTTTTAACATCACTCGGTGAGATATGGTATAACTCAAATGATGTTCTACGATTTGCTCCAACTGCCATGTTTATGTTCTCAGAATAGATGTTTTTCAGTTAATACAAGGAATTCTAGACCTTTTGATTTACAATATTCATCTGCGGCTTCCCATTTAGCCTGATTAGTTGCATATGTAGCCATCTCGGTCAAGTATCGTTTGGTTTTTTTAGTCTGTTTAGGTGGTTCACATTGAGCTGAGGGTTTAATCTCAACCGCAAACTTTTTGATCTCACCAGTTCTAGTCTTAACCATTATCACAAAATCAACAAAGTACCTTCTCATTCTCTGATCTACTGGTGAATAATAAGGTATAATCAGTTCCTCAGATGCATACTTTATGACTCCGGGATTATCATCACACCACTGTAGAAACTTGCGTTCCCACGAGGACCGAAAAATGATTTCATTTACATTACCGACATATTTCTCCGGTCTTTTTGGTGTAAATCTACCCTGATTATATTTTGGCATTTTCCTCAAACTAAATAGTCCATAATCTATTTAGTTCAAATCAACATGGTTACAAGAAGCACACAAAGTCAAGTCTCAGATAATCAGTCAAACAAGTACGACGTGTCTGCACATCAATTTCCAATTGATCTAGACACCTCAAAAGAATATGGCGGGAATAAAATCGTGTTCTTCATCAATGTAACTGGTGAGGGTAAGATTGCCCGTCAGGAAGGTGGCGTCCGTGTCCGCGATATTCCCCGGGATCAATTTAATCGGTCACAGGTTGATATGACACGAGCTGCTGCCCCTCTTGAGGGTACTAGGGAAACACTAAATGTAGCCTTGCCAATGAAACGTCTAGTGACGGCTATTAGTCTATACGTACCAAACGAATTGAATACAGGCTGGAATGCAGAATACAGTGAAGAGGATATGACCAACCTAGACTTAGCAGCTAAGGGTCTTGATATCCTAACTGGCGCAAATAATGTCAACAATGCCGGTATGATTGAACGTGCAATTCAACTCGGTGGGAGCTTTGTTGCTAAAAAAGCATTTGAGGGATCCGAATTCCGACAGATGGCATTGAGAACAACACCCGGTCAGTCTAAGATGGAACAGTTATTCCGCAGAGTTAACTTTAGGGATTTTTCCTTCTTTTATATGTTTGCCCCAAAGAGTGAACGGGAAGCTGCAAATGTTCTGAATATCATTCGGAAGTTTAGACACCATATGCTCCCGGAATTCCGCGATCAGAATCAGTTCTTATATCTATTCCCATCAGAGTTTGATGTGAAGTATTATCGTGGTGATAAAGAGAATGAGTATCTGGAAAAACAATTCTCAGCGGTATTGACTAATATGTCAGTTAATTATTCCCCAATGGGTATTTTTAATACATTCCCGAATGGTATGCCCACTCAGATCAATATGCAATTACAATTCCGAGAACTGAATGTTGCTACTAAGGAAACATCACCATATAACAAATCGGGTGCCTAATGTCATACTTTAAATCATTCCCTGTTATAGTATATCCGTTTACTACGTTTAGAAATGGACCAGAGTTTCGTGCAGTTAAAGATATTGTACTCAATGTCCGAATTATTAAAGAGATAATTTCTGGTATTCAATACTATGACTATTATGATATTATAGATGATGAAAGAATTGAAGTGATCGCAGAAAAATTATATGGTGATCCAAATTTACATTGGGTTCTGATGTTAATCAATGAGCGATTTGATTACATCAATGATTTTCCAGTCAGTGATGATAGATTAAATGAAATCATCGAGGAAAAATACGGAGTTGGTAGTCATAATCAGACACATATGTTATTTGGTGTCCCACACTTTGAAGATGAATTTGGCAACGTGGTTAATTCCGGTACCCCGTTGTCAAGAGCTATAACCAATTATGAATATGAATTTAGGATCAATGAATCTAAACGTAGAATTAAAACTATTGATCAACAATTAATTGGTCAAATCTCCAGAGAACTAGAGGCAGCATTCTCTAATGGATAATAGTAATCCAAATAAAGGCATTACATTTGCCGGTGAGTTTATATTAGATGAATTTGCAATACTAAAGGCGGATTCTGATTTAGCCGTTGATGTTCGCAATCAATTAAATGCATTTTATATCTATGAGGATATGTATAGTCCATTGATTACTGGAACTGCAGTTATTCGTGACACATTAGATTTGCCAAGTCTATTTGGCAGGGGTGGGAAAAATTTACTCAGAATCAAGGTTCGAACACCAAGCTATAAAAGTATTGAGGGATTCTTTCATCTTTATAAAATTGGTGATCAATCATTGGTCAAGGAAAGAACACAGGTTTATACACTCAACTTCGTCAGTCTAGAATCAATAACCGATACAAGTTTACATATATCCAAAAGATTTATAGGCTCGCCATCCCAAATTGCTGAGGACATATACCAGACACATCTAAAGACAGAGAAAACTATAACTGTTTCTCCGAGTTCAAATAGGACTGCATATGTCTCAAATTATTGGTCGGCTATAACCAATCTAGCATTTCTGGCTGATAATGCACTATCCGATAAAAATACTGCAGACTTTGTGGCCTTTGAGAACCGTGATGGGATGAATTTCGTTAGCGTACAATCAATATTCAGTCAGCCAATATTACAAGATTTTATACAGACCGATTATCTAATGACCGAAGTTGCACCTGGGTCAACATCCGTAGTTCGGGATATTAACCTAGAGTTCAAACAAATACAGACACTTAATGTATCTCACTACTATGACTTCATTACAGATAATGATTCGGGCGTTGTCAATAGTAGATCATTAATTCATGATATTGTTAGAAAACAGTATGAAGTCAGAGATTTAAGTCAAAGAAATGATGTTAAACCTCTATTGAACCCTAATAGGTTATATACAGATAAAGTCATTGATTCAGTTAGACCTAGGTTAATACCTACACACAAACATTTTGGTTTATTTGAACCAGAGGACCTTAGCAATGCCAGATTTTTATCCCGAAGAATTATGCATTCTAAAATGTTAATGGGTCAGAAGATTGAAATTGATGTTATGGGTCGTGCTGATTATACAGTTGGTAAGAGGGTTAAACTAACAATTAATGAATTGAAGAATATCACTTCAGATATGTCCGATGGTGATATCAAGAATAAGATGTTAAGTGGTTACTATATTATTACTGCTATAGCACATAAATTCGATGGTCGTGCTCATACATGTAAAATGGAATTAATGAAAGACAGCGTGGTATCAACATGAATAACATTTACTATGGTGTTGTAGAGGACAGAGTAAGTGACCCGATGAAACTCGGTCGCTGTAAAGTGCGCGTCATCGGTTTACATACCGAAGATAAGACTGTTTTACCTACGGCTGATTTGCCATGGGCTACAGTAATGCAACCAGTGACCTCTGCTGCCATGTCTGGTATAGGGCACTCCCCGGTCGGTCCAGTCGAAGGCACGTGGGTTATTGTTCTATTCAACGATTTACACCTACAGTTTCCCATTATCATTGGTACTATTGGCGGTATACCTTCTCCATTGCAACCTGTCGTTGTAGAGGAGAGGGTCCCATTGACAGATAGTTCTGGTAATACAGTAACAGATGATTCTGGCAATCCTATTCAGACCGGGGAGACTAGGCAGGTCGAGGTTAAACCTGAACCACCCAAACGAGTTCTGTCAAAACCGATGACAATGCGGGTGTCCCCTGAGGGTATCAAGTTTCTACAGAAACATGAGGGTCTAGCATCCTCATCAAGAGAAAGAACTAGACTGGTTAGTGCTAATGCCCCAGATTCGACCAGAATCTTTAGTTACCAGGATACAAGGGATATATGGACCATTGGCTGGGGTAGTATTTTTATGCCAGATGGTAGTCGAGTCACCCAAGATTCGGTAATCACTAAAGCTGAGGCAGACTTACTGTTCACCGATAGACTAAGAGATGAGTTTGAGCCTGGTGTCCGGAGGATGATTACTGGACCCGTGACACAAAGCATGTATGATTCACTGGTCAGTATGGCATATAACATGGGGGTCACAGGATTAAGGAGAACCCGCATTGTTTCCTTGATCAATTCTGGGGATTATAGGGGTGCCGCAGCTATTATACCCCAGACAAAGAATAATCAGGGTACATTGCTTAACCGAAGGAATGATGAACAGCGCCTGTTTGTCAAGAATGGGTTCCCATCTCTGGACGGAGAATTGGATCCGGCACCAAAACCACCAGAGGAAGAAACTCCACCAGATAGAACTCAGAACCCGGTTGTTATTCAGAGAGATGATGGCAATGGCTCGGTTATTCGTCAGCGTGTATTCCAAAGACAGTCAAATGGTTTTCAGGATCCAAATAGAGTATATCCCAGGTGGGTCAATGAACCAGATACACATAGGCTAGCACGAGGCGAATCAATTGATCGAACTATCGTTTTTACCAAGGAGTCAGCTAGAACAATAGGTGTTCAGACTTCCGCTGGGACAGTATGGAACCAACCCCCAATCCCCTATAATGCAAAGTATCCGTTTAATCATGTATTCAGTACTGAGAGTGGGCATGTCCAGGAGTGGGATGATACCCCGCAGAATGAGCGGACACATTCATGGCATAAATCTGGCACATACACTGAGATTGATGTCAATGGTACTACAGTCAATCGGATAGTGGGCGATAAGTATGAGATTCTGGAGCGGAACGGGTTTATTGTCATCCGTGGCACAGCCAATGTGACAATCGAGGGTAATCATAATATCCGAGTTGAGAACAATGCTAACATTCAGGTTCTAGGAAATACCAATCTTGGAGTTACAGGAAATTTACATGCTGGTATAGGTGGGAATTTTTTGGTCAAATGTGGTGGGAATTTTTCGGTTGATGCAAGTAGAATTGATTTGAACTCAGGGGCCAGTGGCGGTGTAACAGTACCATCTGAAGCAGCAGATGGGATCAATGAGTTTGGTCCATTGAGAACGCCATCGCGGTTTCAGGAACTCGATGCAAACTATGAATCACCAGATGAGGGTGATGGTACTCAGTTTAGACAACGCCAATTAGATGCCGGTAAGGTTGATCCGGTTGATGTTGAAGAACCAGGTGTCAGAAAAGAAGAAGCAGCGGCACCAACACGTAGACCAGAAGCAATAATTAGTGAGTGCGGATTTAGTGAGGCTGATCTAGTGCCAACTTTAAGGTTGTCTAGACATTATACACTAGGCGAATTGACCCGAGTTGGTCGAAGTGGTATGCCTAGAGGAACAAACGTTGGTTTATCTGCACCAGAAATTGTTTGTAACATGAAACAGTTAGCCGTGAACTGTCTAGATCCAATTAGAGAACGGTTTCCAAATGTGCGCTTAAACTCAGTCTGGAGAAGTGAGGCGGTTAATAGTGAAGTCGGGGGTAGCAGGAACTCAGACCACCTTAGAGGGTTCGCCGCGGATATTCATTTAAGTGGTTTTGATAGAGAGGCGCATTTTAGGGCAATTCAGGAAATACAACGAATGTTACCTGCTTTCCGACAACTGATTCTGAAATATAGGGGACCATCCTCAACATGGATACATCTATCTTTTAATAGAAACGATAATCGTATGCAATCTTTGACTATAGCTAATGGTCGGACTGTATCGGGTAATAGTTTTGTCTTGGTAGGATGATATGCCGGCAGTGACTAGACTGGGAGATATTTGCACCGGACATGGGTGTTTTCCACCAAGAGAGAACAACGGGGCATCCGGAGATGTGTTCGTGAACGGAATCGGGGCACATCGAATGGGCGATGGGTGGGTCGTGCATTGCTGCGGACCATCGTGTCATGCCAGTGTTCTTGATTCTGGTTCAAATACGGTATATGTAAATGGAAAACAGTTGGCCAGAATTGGTGATCCGGTGGCGTGCGGTTCTGCTATAGCTCAGGGATCCAGTGATGTATTTGCTGGCTAAAACAATGAAACTAACACTTGTCTAAAGAACAAGTATTTTCTCACTAGTCAACAGCTGCATGACTAAAGATCATGCAG